CTCGACGCGCCCTCGATCCCGCCCCGAACCCCTTTCGATCCCCTCTCGAACCGGAGAAGTCCCATGTCCCCCGATCCCAAGCCCTGGTGGCAGTCCAAGGGCATCGTCGGCCCGCTCGTCGCCATCCTCGCGCTCGTCCTGTCCTTCTTCGGCGTGAAGATCGACCCGGCGACGCAAGGTCTCATCGTCGATCAGGCGATCGCCGGCCTCGGCGCCGCCGTCGCCCTCCTCGGCTCGATCGTCGGAATCTGGGGCCGCGTCACGGCCTCCCGTCCCATAGGCAAGTAGTCGATGTTTCGGTGACCCATGTTTCCTTGGCTCGGCGTCGGCCGCGCGCTCCTCGACCTCGCTCTCGCCGCGCTCCGCCGCGTCGAGCGCCGGGATGTCGAGGCCTCCGGCCGCGCCAAGCTTCTCGTCGAATGGCTCGAAACTTCGAAGCGGGAGGCCGCCCATGGGCAGAGCGTGCGGGATCGCGTGCGTGCTGATGTTCTCGCTCGGCCTGACCGGTTGCGCGACGACGACGGGTTCAGGCGTTCCGACTGAGGGCGCCGGCTCCGCCTGCTCCTTCTGCGACTGCGCCCGGCCGATCCGCTGGTCGGCGCGCGACACGGACGCGACCCTCCTCGCGGTTCGCGAACACAACGCGGTCGGGCGTCACCTGCGCTGCCCCGCCTTCGACGTTCCTCTCCCGATCCCAAGGCCCGCATCGTGACGCTCGACGACATCAAGGACTGGATCGCGGTTGGCGGCACCATCGGCACCATGGTTCTCGGTTTCGCCTTCCTCTGGCTGAAGGACCGCTTCGTGACCAAGGAGACGCACGCGGCTCATGTCGCCGAGGTCGGCACCATGAAGCGCGACGCCGGCGCCGTCCGCGAGCGCGTCGGCGCCATCGAGAGCGAGCTCCGGCATCTGCCGTCCCGTGAAGGCGTCACGCGCATGGAGATCGCGCTCGGCGTCGTCGAAAGCGACATCAAGGCCCTCGACGACAAGGTCGATCGCGTCGTGGTCATCGCCGACCGTCTCCAGGAATATCTGTTGACCAGGAGCGCCCGCGAATGAGCCTCGATCAAGCCATCCGAGAGGAAGCCCGCCTGATTATGTTGCGCGCGCTGGCCGACGAACCGGATCATCGCCTGAATTCCAGCCTGCTCGTCCAGGTTCTCGGCAACTTCGCGATCACCCGCTCGCGCGACTGGGTCCACGAGGAGCTGCGCCGCCTCGCCGATCTCGGCGCGGTCACGATCGTCGAGGCGGGCTCCGTCCGCGTGGCGTCGCTGACCGAGAAGGGCCTCGACCACGTGGAGCGCCGGCTGGTCATCGAGGGCGTGAAGCGGCCGGGACCGCGTGCTTGAGATGTCCGGCCGGGGCCGCCTGAACTCGCTCGATCTCGTCCCGGCCGAGGGCCAGGACGCCGTCGTCTGGGCGATCGGCGCGTTGAACGCGCGCGAACGCACGCAGGAGGACATTCGCTTCGAGCTGAACGACCGGTTGGTCGCCGTGGGCTGCGAGCCGATCAGTCGCTCCGCCTTCAACCGCGCTTCGCTTCGGCTCTCCGACCGCGCGCGCCGCATCGCCGAGCGCCGGACGATCTATGCGGGGATCGCCGAGGAGCTGACACCCGACAAGGTGGCGGACGTCGACGTCGTCCTCGGCGAATTCCTGAAGACGCTGATCGACGAGCTGCTCGACGACACGCCCTCCACCAAGGGCGCCATGGAACTCTCGCGCGCCTATCGCGACATCGTCACCGCGCAGCGTCTCTCCTCCGACGCGCGCCGCAAGGCCGAGGACGCGCTCGCCGCCAAGACCGCCAGGGCGGTCGAGGCCGTCGGCGCGCAGAAGGGCCTGACGCCGGAGACCGTCGAGGCGATCAAGGCGCGGATCCTCGGGGTCGCCGCGTGACCGGCCCTCTGTCCGAGCGGGCCTGGGCGGAGACCCGCGCGGCCGCGACGGCGGAGGTGCTGCGCGACGGCGCGGCCGGGAGCGCGGCCGAGACGGGTCTGCCCGCCGCCTTCCTGCCCTATCAGGCAACCGCCGTCGCCGCGCTCTACCAGCACCCGGTCATCGTGGTCGAGAAGTCACGCCGCGTCGGCTTGACCTGGGGCCTCGCGGCCGGCGCCGTGCTCTTCGCCGCCGCCCGACGGGACGCGGGCGGCATGGACGCGCTCTACATCTCCTTCTCCCGCGAGATGACGCGCGAATTCGTCGATGCCTGCGCCATGTGGGCCAAGGCCTTCGCCGCGGCCGCCACGGCCGTCGACGAGGCCGTGTTCGAAGACGGCGAGGGCGAGGACACCCGCTCGATCCAGGCCTTCCGCATCCGCTTCGCGTCGGGCCACGAGATCCTGGCGCTCTCCTCGGCCCCACGCTCGCTTCGCGGCAAGCAGGGCCTGGTCATCGTCGACGAGGCCGCCTTCGTGGATAACCTGAAGGAGTTGATGAAGGCGGCGTTGGCCTTCCTGATGTGGGGCGGCAAGGTCGCGATCTGTTCGACCCATGACGGCGCGACGAACCCCTTCGCCGAACTCGTCGCGGACATCCGCGCGGGCAAGACGCCCTATCACCTCATCCGGATCGACCTCGACCAGGCGCTGGCCGACGGTCTCCATCGGCGCATCTGCCTCGTCACGGGGAAGACCTGGTCGGAAGAGGCGCAGGCGCGCTGGCGCGCCGAGCTGATCGCCTTCTACGGCGACGGGGCCGAGGAGGAACTCTTCTGTATCCCGCGCGAGGGCGACGGCGTCTGGCTCTCCTCGGCGCTGATCGACTTGCGCTCGACCGACGAGGCGCCCGTCCTGCGCTTCGATCTGCCCCAGGACTTTCTCGCGAGATCTCCGGCCGAGCGCGAGGCGCTCGTGCTGGCGGTCGAAGCCGAGATCGACGCCGTCGTCGCCGGTCTCGATCCAACCGAGATCTTCGCCGCCGGTTTCGACTTCGCCCGGCACGTCGATCTCTCCGTGCTCTGGCTTCTCGGCCGGCGCGCCAATGGGCGCCTCGCCACCCGCCTGGTCCTCGAACTCCGGCGCTGGCCCTATGCCGAGCAGACGAGGATCCTGATCCATCTCTTGAAACGGCTCCGGCGGCTCCAGGCCGTGCTGATGGACGCGACCGGCTCGGGCGAGGCGGTCGCCGAAGGCGTTCGGCGCGCGATCGGCGAGATCGTCGTGCCCTTGAAGCTGACGGTCGAGTGGTACCGCGAGAACATGCCCCATGTGCGCCGCGACATCGAGGAGGGGACCATGACCCTGGTCGCCGATCGCGAGGTGCGCGAGGATCTGCGCATGGTGGTGATCCGGCGCGGCGTCGCATTGGTGCCGGAGGTTCGGCGCGGCGCGGCGGGCGCCAAGCGCCACGGCGACGCCGCGATCGCTCTCGCTCTCGCCCACGCGGCGTCGCGGACCGACCTGGTCGTGCCCGCCTATCGCGCGGCGGCGCCGGCGACCCGCGCCCTGCCGGGCCAGGCCTCCACCACGTTCCGCCACCGGCCGGAGAAGGACGAACCCCGGCTATCCCGCGCCCGGAGGCTGCCCTGATGTCGAAATCCTCGATCCTCGGTCCCGACGGCCGGCCCTACGACCTCGACGATCTCTTCGGCCCCCCGCGCGCCGGTCCGAGCCTGACGAGCGTGCGCCGGCCGACCTTCGCGTCGGAAGCCTCCGGCCTGACGCCCGGCCGCCTGGCCGCGATCCTGCGCGACATCGGCGAGGGCGACGCGGAAGCCTATCTCGTCATCGCCGAGGAGATGGAGGAGCGCGACCCGCACTATCGCGCGGTCATCGGCACGCGCAAACGCGCCGTCGCCCAGCTCCCCGTGCGGGTGGAGGCCGCCAGCGACGACGAGATCGATGTCGCGGCCGCCGACCTCGTCCGCGACTGGCTCGGAACCAAGGTCTTCGCCCGGTTGCGCATGGACCTGCTCGACGCCATCGCCAAGGGCTACTCGGTCGTGGAGTGGACCTGGGGTGTCGACCCGCGCTCCGGCCGGCAATGGCCGGTCGCCGGCCACGCGCGCCCGCAACGCTGGTTCGAGATCGACCGCGAGGACGGCCGGACACTCCTGCTCCGGCGCGACGACGGCGGCCGCGAGCCGCTCGTGCCCCACAAATTCCTGGTCCACGTCTCGGCCGGCAAATCCGGCCTGCCCATTCGCGCCGGTCTCGCCCGCGTCGCGGCCTGGTCATGGATGTTGAAGACGTTCGGGGTCGAGGACTGGGGCGCCTTCGTGCGCAATCACGGCGCGCCCATCCGGCTCGGCCGTTACGACGCCTCCACCTCCGCCGAGGACCGCGAGGTGCTCTGGCGGGCGGTCGCGAACATCGCGGGCGATTGTGCAGCCATCATCCCGAAGGGCATGGAGATCGAGTTCGTCGAGGTCAAATCCGTCGACAAGGGCGGGGAACTCTACGAGAAACGGGCCGACTGGCTCGATCGCCAGATATCCAAGCTGGTGCTGGGGCAGACCACCACCACGGACGCGGTCTCCGGTGGCCACGCGGTCTCCAAGGAGCACCGGCTCGTCCAGGAGGACATCGAGCGCTCGGACGCGGAGGAGCTGGCGACGACGCTGAACATGCAGCTCGTCCCGTTCCTGGTCGCGCTCGCTCTAGGACCGGCGGCGCGCCCACCCGAGGTGGTGATCGGCCGCCTGGACGAGGTGCCGCTGCCCGAGGTGGTGAACGCCCTCGACAAGCTCGTGCCGCTCGGCCTGCGCGTCGAGGCATCGGAAGTGCGCGACCGGCTCGGCTTCGCGGAACCGGCGCCGGACGCCGAGGTGCTGGCCGCGTCGAACTTGGCCAAGGCACCCGGAACGACCGGCTCCGACCGGCAAGAGACAGCCCCACCGATCCTGAATTTCCAAGCCGCGCGCCGGGCGGTCGACGCGCACGCGGTCCAGCCGGAGCCGCGCATGGTCGCGCGCCTCGCGGATCGCGCGGCCTCCGACGCCGCCGGCGCGCTCGCCGGCATGACCGACGCGGTCCGCGCGGCCATCGAGGACGCCGGAACCTACGAGGAGGCCTCGGCCGCGCTCGCCGCCCTGAACCTCGATACCGACGACTTCGCGCGCGCGCTCGCCGGCGTCATGGCGCTCGCCCATCTCGCCGGCCGGGCCTCCGTGATCGACGAGCTCGATGCACCGGGCGACGCGGGCGACGACGCATGAGCGACGAGGCGGCCGCCGGGCTCCCCTTCGAGGAGGCGATCGGGTACTTCCGCGCCAAGACGAACGTGCCGACGGAGGGCTGGACCGATCTCTGGCAAGGCGAACACGTCCGCGCCTTCTCGGTCGCGGGCGCGGCGGGCGAGGCGCTCCTCCAGGACTTCCGGCGCGAGGTCGACCGCGCGATCGCGGAGGGGCGACCTTACGGCGAGTTCCGCGCCGCCTTCGACGAGATCGTGCGCCGCCACGGCTGGTCGCACACGGGCACGGCCGACCGGCGCGCGCGGGTGATCTACCACACGAACCTCGCCATGGCCTTCTCGGCCGGGCGCTACGCGCAAATGAGCGATCCGTACGTCCTGGCGTTGCACCCCTATTGGCAGTACCGCCATTCCGGCGCCAAGCACCCGCGCCTCGACCATTTGAAGTGGGACGGCACGGTGCTGCGCGCCGACGATCCGTTCTGGCGCGTGGCCTGGCCGCCGAACGGCTGGGGCTGCGGCTGCTACGTCTCCCCGGTCACGCGCCGGGCGGTTCGACGCATGGGCCTCGACGGTCCCATGCGCGCGCCGAACCTCGAGACGTGGGCCGAGACCGACGCCGCCACCGGCCGGCGCATCACCCGCGTGCAGGGGATCGACAAGGGCTTCGCCTACAATCCCGGCCTGGAACGCTTCGGCCCGGTCGCGATCCCGGCGGCGATCGCCGCGCGCATCCCGCCGCCGCCCGGCGTCGCGGCCGTTTCCGCCGCGACCGTCCCCACCTTCACGGGCGCGGCCGAGGCGGAGGCGGCGCTTGCCGCCGCGACCGCGCCCTGGCGGAGGAGCCTTGACGCGACCGAGCGCGCGGCGATCGACGCCTGGCGCGGCCCGGCCTCCTTCGACATCGCCCGTGGCCTGCGCGCCGGCACGATCGCGGCGGAGGATGCCCCGATCGTCGACGCCCTCGACGGCGCGCTGGCGACGGCGCGCACGCCCTTCGCGCTCGTCGTCTGGCGCGGGATCCGCGACCGCGCCGCTCTCGGCCGCCTGATCCCCGGAGAGGTCGTCACGGATGCCGCCTTCGTCGCGACCGCCACGCGCAAGCGGGCCGCGCGCGGCTTCGCCGGGGGCGCGCGCGGCATGGTCCTGGAGATCCGCGTGCCGGCCGGCACGGCCGCGGCCTGGCTGAAGGGCCTCGGCCCGGCCGCGTTCAGGGATCAGCCGGAACTCCTCCTGGCGCGCGGCACCCGGTTTCGTGTAGTGTCCGTCGCCGCGGACGAGCGTTCGGCCGTGTTGGAGGTCCTGCCGTGATGACGCGGGAAGAGAAGATCGCCGTCGTCGCCGCCGCGACCATGCCGGCCTCCCGCCCGGCGATCGAGGCCATGAGCGACGCCGCGCTCGACGCCAAGGTCGCGCGCTTGGCGCAAGGCGCCAAGCGCCTGCGCGAGGCCTACGCGCTGGCCGAGACGCTCCCCGACGAGGACTGAGGCGTGACGCGCCAGGAGCCTCGCACGGGGGCGCGCGCCTTCCGGGCCATCGTCCTTCGCCCGAGCCGCGCGAGGGCCTTCGACGGCCTTCGACGGGCCTTCGAAATCGATTTCAGATACGGACCCTCGGAGGCACGGTCATGAGCGGCGTGACCTTCCGCATGACCGTCGACGCAGGCCCGATCGCGGAGGGCCTCGGCCGCGTCGCCACGCTGACCGGAAACCTCGTCCCCGTGCTCTCCGCCGCCGGCGACGCGCTGATCTCCGGGACCAGGGACCGCTTCCGTGCGGGACGCGACCCCACGGGCGCGCCTTGGCGGCCGTTGAGCCGCGCCTACGCGGATACCAAACGCGGCGGCCAGATCCTGGTCGAGAGCCGCGCGCTGATGAACTCGATCACGCGCCGCGTCTCCGGCCGGACGCTGGAGGTCGGGTCCAATCGGATCTACGCGCGCATCCACCAGGAGGGCGGCGTGATCCGCGCCAAGGGCGGCGGCGCCCTACGCTTCCCCCTCGGGGACGGATATGTCACCGTGAAGTCCGTGACCATCCCGGCCAGGCCCTATCTCGGTCTGTCGGCCGCCGACGAGCGCGCGGTCCTCGACGCGGTCGAGGACGCGATCGACAACGCCCTCGGACGATAGACCCCCTCGCGCGAGGGGGTGAAGCCGGGAGGCGTCGCTTGCGATGAAGGGGGCATGGACCCCGTTCTCCTGCATTCCGCTCTTCCCGCCGCCGACGACGCTCCCGACTGGGTGCATCTCGTCCCGGACGGCGTCTTCGCCGGCGTCGACGGGCGCGGCCCCTATACCCTCGCCGATCCGGCCGCCGTGGTCGCGGCCTCCCTGCCTCCCGGCCATCGCCTGGTCATCGACGAGTGCCATGCGACCGACCTCGCCGCGCCGCGCGGTCTGCCCGCCCCCGCGCGCGGCTGGATCGTCGAGATGGAGGCGCGCACCGATGGTCTCTGGGGCCGGGTCGAGTGGACGCAAGAGGGCCGGGCGCTGGTCGCCTCCCGCGCTTATCGCGGCTTTTCTCCCGCGCTGTTCGTCGCCAAGGCGAGCGGCGCCGTGACGCGCGTCCTGCGGGGCTCGCTCACGAACGATCCCAATCTGCCCGTCGCCAATCTGCACGCGAGGATCACCATGGATGTCATCGGCCGCGTCCGCGCGGCGCTCGGCCTCTTCGAGGAGGCCGACGAAGCGGCGATCATCGCCGCGATCGAAGCCCTGAAGGGCGGCGCGCCCGCGCTCATGGCCCGTCTCGCGAAGGCTTCCGGCGCGCCGGACGGCGCGACGGTCGAAGCGCTGGAGCTCCATCTCTCCGCCCGGCGCGAGGTACCGGCCGAGATCGTCGCCCTGCAGTCGCGCCTCGCGACGGTCGAGGGCGAGCGGCGTCGCGAGCGCGCGGTCGTGGCGATCGATGCTTGGATCGCCGAGGGCAAGCCGATCGCGCGCTTGCGCGAGCACTACATCACCCGCCACGCGGCCTCGGCCGAGGCGGCGGCGGTCGTGCAGGCCGAACTCGACGGCCTGCCGAGCCTCAACGCCGGCGGCACGGGTGGCCGCGCGACGCCCAAGACGGGCGAGCGCGTCCTGGCGCCCGAGGACGAGAAGATGATCGAGCTGATGGGGCTCGATCGCGAGGCCTATCTGAAGACCATGAAGAACGAGGAGCGCGTCTGATGGCCGCGAGCGCAGATCGCCTGTTCCGGTCCCGCACCGGCAATCTCTACGGCTACCCCGTGGCGGCCAATACCCGCCTGTTCGGCCGCACCCTCGTCGCGGTCAATGCCGCCGGCAACGCGCTTCGCCCGCAGGACAGTGGCGCGGTCGCGATCGTCGGCTGGGCCGAGGGGCGCGCGGACAACACCGGCGGCGCCGCCGGCGACCAGATCGTGCGCGCCTGCAAGGACGTGCTCGAATTCGCCTTCGACACGGCCCCGACCGCCGCGCATATCGGCGCGACCGTCTACGCCGTCGACGACGACACCGTCTCTCGCTCCCACGAGACCAATACGCGCCTGCGCGTCGGCGTCATCGACGGGATCGAGGGTTCGCTCGTCTTCATCCGCTTCGTCTGATCGCGAGAAGGGCTCCGGCATCGCCATGGACATCAACGCTCACACTCTCGCCTCGGTCTATCGCGGCGTCTCGACGGCCTTCAATCAGGGCTTCGACAGCGCGCAGACGGTCTACAAGCGCATCGCCATGGAGGTCTCCTCCACCACGGCCATGAACGAGTATCCGCGCCTCGACGGTCTGCCCGGCATGCGCGAGTGGATCGGCGATCGCCTGATCCACGACCTGTCGGCCTCGACCTACACGATCCGCAACAAGTCCTTCGAGTCGACGATCTCGATCAAGCGCGAGAACATCGAGGACGATCAGGTCGGCATCTTCACGCCCGCCGTCACGGAGATGGGCCGGGCCGCCGCCGAGCAGCCGGATCAGCTCACCTTCGGCCTCGCGCGCGTCGCGCAGTCGACGACCGGCATCGACGGCCAGTTCTTCTTCGACACGGATCATCCGTCCTGGAACGCGGCCGGGGCGGTGGTCTCCGCCTCCAACTGGGGCGGCGGTTCCGGGGGGCTCTGGATGCTGGTCGACGACACCCGCGTCCTCAAGCCGTTCGTGTTCCAGCGGCGCAAGAAGCCGGCGCTCGTCCGCATGGACAAGGAGAACGACGAGAACGTCTTCATGAAGAAGGAGTTCCTTTACGGCGTCGACAGCCGCTGCAATGTGGGTTTCGGTATGTGGCAGCTGGCCTTCGGCTCGCGCCAGGCCCTGACGCCGGCGAGCTACGCCGCCGCGCGCGCCGCCATGATGTCGCGCTTCCGCTCCGACGGCACGCCGTTGCCCGTCACGCCCTCGCTCCTCGTCGTCGGCCCCGGCCTCGAGGACGCCGCCCGCTCCGTGCTGACCTCCGAGACCGTGGTCGAGGGCGGCGTCGCCGTCTCGAACCGCTGGAAGGGCACGGCCGAACTCTTGATGACGCCGTGGATGGTGTGATGAGCAAGAAGCCCGACGCCGAGGCCGACAAGGCCGCTCCCGCGCCCGCCGCGCTCGCCACCCCCGCGCTGCGCATTCGCGCGCTCCAGCCCGGCCGCCGTCGCGCCGGCATGGCCCATCCGACGGGACCTGTCGATCACCCGGCCGGCACCTTCGCGGCCGACCAGATCGAGGCTCTGCGCGGCGATCCGGTCCTCGTGGTCGAGGACGCGCCCGCCGTTCCGCCGAGCTGACGAGACGCGGGCGCGGCGCGAGCCGGTCCTCTCGTCCGCCGCGACCGCCGCCCCGTCTCGCGGTCAGTGGGACGGGGCACAAATCCCCAGGAGGCGCGGCGTGACGTCCGCGCCTCGCCTGCCCCGAGGCCCGGTCGAGGTCTCGGGGCTCCTCATAACGGGCGCTTCGGCGCCACACGCACCTTCCGAGGGCCGGCTCCGGCTGGTTCTCGGAAGGGTTCTTTCCCGGAGCCTCTCGTGACCGTCGCTTACGCCGCCGTCGCCGACATGACCGCCCGCTACGGCGTGGTGGAGATGCGGCGCGTCTCGGTCGCGGACGGAGACGTGCCGGAGACGGTACTCCCGGCGCGGATCGAGCGGACCCTGATCGACGTCTCCTCGCTGGTCGACGGCTATCTGTCCACCCGCTACCGCCTGCCGCTCGATCCCGTGCCGGACGCGATCCGTCGCGCGGTCTGCGTCATCGCGCGCCACGACCTCTGGCAGGGCGGAGAGCGAAGCCCGGCGGAGGAGATGCGCAAGGACCGGGATGCCGAAATCGCCTGGCTCGGCCGCCTCGCTTCCGGAGCCGTTCGCCTCGACGGCGCCGCGCCCGCAGGCGGCGCCGGTCTCGGCGCGAACGCGCGCGCGGCCGATCGTCAGCGCCTCGGTCTGGGGGTGATCCCGTGAGCGCGCTCGATCCGTTCTCGGCCTATGCGGGCGCCCTCAAGGCGCGGCTGGCCATGCGCTTCGACTGGAAGCGCTGGAGCTTCACCTTGGCGCCGGCGGCGATGACGCTGCCGGAGATCAACCGCAATCTCGGCACCGCGACGCCGGGCTTCTGGCTCTCGCTCGTCGACCTCGACCTCGGTCAATCCGGCAGGACGCCGATCGCCGAGACGCGCTGGCGGCTCCTGATCGTCACGAAACATCCGGGTGCCGTGGGCGCCCGCTTCACCGGCGACGCGGCCGGGGCCGGTCTCTATCCGGCGATCGCGACCGCGATCGCGCTGATGAACGGCTGGAGCGACGACGATCTCGGCACGACCATGGTGACGAAGGCGACCGAGGTCTCCGCG